TGGATAAATGAACAAACCAACGACTGATAGAAAAGAAAAACTAAACAAAATTAGAAATGAATCTGATAGTTTTAGTAAAGTAAGTTTAGTTAAAACATTAAAGGATATTGGGAGATATGACTATATGTTATTTGTTTTATTTAGCTTTAAAATGGGTAGTGGATTAGATGAAGTTTCAAAAACGTTATCTACCGATGAAGTTAATTGTAAATTTATTTTAGATACTATTATCAACAAGTGTATTATTAGTAATGAACTTGTCAAATTTAAGGATGTGATTTTAAAGTTATTTGAAGTCAAAGATCAAACTTGCACAATATCAACTTTTTATAAAATGATTAGACATTACGTTTGTTTAATAAAAAGGGGTGAACTTGTAATTAATATAAGAAGAGAGGGATATGTAAGCAGCATAGATACATTTGTAAATTTAATTTTTTTAAAAAAAATAAATGAAACTATGATATATTATATATTGATGAAGAGTGTATTAGATAATGTGGAAAATAAACCTGGTGAACTAGAAGTAAGTAAAAACCTATTTTATATGTTTGATCCAGATATATATGTAAAAGGATTAAAGATGAAAAGAATTAAAAGTGTTCAATTTCAAGATCCCAAATTTAAACAATATATCAAGACTCAAGTTAATAGTAGTGTAACATTACAATTGCAAAAAATGTTTTGTAAGTTGTTACATGACAATGGAAAGAAGAGTATTTTATACATTAGATTTGTACAAAATTTCTTCGGTATAAATATAGATCATTATAAGTTAATATGGATGAGATATATATATATGAACAATCATGGAACCATTGGAGTAGCGAAAATAAATAACATACTAAAATCATTAAACAAGAAATTTATTTTACTTGGTAATAAATATAGTGCCTCATACACTAGAAAGTTACGAGCTAAACAGCAATCAAGAAAAAGGGACAAATTACATAAGTTAATTAGTCTAACTACAAGTAAACAACATGATAATTCAATAAATTACTTTGAAGAGAGTATTGACGGTATATTATCAAAAGTATGTTTTGAAAGGTTAAAAATAAACTTGAGCTGTATTAGAGATGGAGACATAGATCAGGATAAATCACTTAATTTTTTAATTGGTTTAATGTCTGGCGATGTTAACGGCAGTATTCCTATACTTAAGGGAATCTACCCACGTATGATACCTTTACATATGATAATGGAAAAATTGTCTAAAATATGTAAATTAAAGGTAGATACTCCAGTTAAACCGGATATTAACTTATCTGAGGTTGAAAATAATTATGACAATCATTTCGTGAAAAATAATACTTACTATAACTGTAATGTTGGTGAAACTTTCAATATTTACAGTAATGGAAAAAGATTAACTAATGACGAAATAAAATTCAAAAGGAGTGGATATAGTAGTACCATTAGATCAATTGAAAATGAATATAAAAGGGCGAATACCTTGGCAGGTAGACTTCCTTTTAATTTGGCTTTAATTCAAATACTTATCTGTAATTATTTTGAATTTAGAAAGACTCTAAATATTGATGATTCTTGGAATAAACTCATCAATATGTATAGTTTAAATTTAATGGTTAAACTACATAGGAGCGGAATATCGTTTGTTGAAGATGCTTACTCAAATGATATAGATACTTTTACAGGTACTTCTCTGGCAGCAGTGCAGTATTTAGCATGTCTAGAATCTATGAAACTAGGCTGTGAATCAGAATGGCATGAACAATTATTTGACACAGTGTTAAAAGATATAATTAAGGATCCTTACTATCTATCCATGAGAATAAAGAAACTTACATCATCTATTAAACTACTATCATTCTGTAAAAGTAAAAATGGAACAATTGTTAAATGGAATATTAGGCGTATTCCGGGAGTTGGAAATCCTGAAGATTTTGTAATTACTGGATTTGATCCTGAAAAATTTAATGGATCTATGGTTGATAAAGAAGCTTATGCTTATATAATTTCAAGTGTTAATAAAGATATGAAAGAAATGGATAAGTTAGGATTAAATAGTACGGCCAAATATTATAAAGATATGGTTAATTATGATTTAAACGCTACTAGTATGAACAAATGTGTATCATTAATGTTTATGAATATAGTAGGTATAACTAGATCTCCTATTAAGGGAGCTGCTAATAAGCAATTTGATACAAGTGATGTAAATGTTCAGGAAGAATACGAATTACCTAAATTCATGGCTCATGAATTCACTAAACAATTTGAAAATTGTGACTTTAGTAGCTTTGATCCTAATTTAGAAGTATTTGCTAAGGCTACTAATAAAGCAGCTGGTGAATACAGAGGATTTAAGATTAGTGTTAAGGTACCTAAATCTAGTAAATTGTATTCTTTAGGTAACAATGGTCAATTGAGTATCAAAGCTAGTAAGAAAAGAGCTATGTTATATTCAGTTTATGACATAATAATAAAAAATTATGATTCAAGTTGGATTCCTGATGTTTTATATACATCTATTAGGGATACAGCTTTAAGAAATACTAGGTTAATTATTAATCCTGGCTTAGTAACTTGGATGATGTTTATACCTTTGAATTTCTTAAGTCATTATCAAATGGGATCTAAAGATTTTAAGATTAAAGATGTATTAGGTGAAACTAATTTGGAATTTACGGCACAACTAAAAGGTAATGTACTACAAGACCACAGAATGGGATTTTTTGCTGCATGTAGGGAAAATATATTGTCTATTGCTAAAGATTATTCTCAATTTGATGCCCATGAAAAATTTAGAAATTTCAGGGTAGGACTTATGGCAGCTATAAAAAATTTAATGAATAAAGGTAATACATATCTAAATTCAGTTATATGGGGTAATGTGACTATAGGTCAATCAATTATTGATATATTCAAGTCATTTCATGATGTTAAAGTTACTACGGATAAAATGGCATATAGGTTATATACTGATAAAAGATATAATTTAATGGAAGAGATAGGTAAATCTAAATTAAAGTCAGAATTTTTAGCGAAGAGAAAAGAGTTAAAATCCATACAAGATATTGTAAAAAAATTAGAATTTACACTTGATCAATTGTTATCAGGTGAAAACTTGACTTTAGTGCTCAATAATATGACTAATAGAGCAATGGATAGTTTAATAAAGAAAAATTATCCTGATATGTTTAACGGTAAATTAGGTATAATAAACATTTTGAATAGATATTTAGGTGATGATTCTATTTCATTTTGGGAAGTTACTGAAAAATTTAATGAAAAAACTTATAAACAGATTTCCGAGAATTATGCTGAACAAGCTGCCAATGAATCAATGGACTTAAATGCTATAAAAACTGTGACTTTAAGATGGAAATATGAATATTTGAAAATACAAATCATATATGGATGGTTTATACCTAGAAAATTACAAATATCTACTCTATTTTCTGAATCTTGTGATAGAATGTCAACTGGTAGTGATATGTTAAGAATATATTCAGCTATATGTGCCTCTTCTTGTGCAAGAGGAGCTAGTTTATCTTATAGTTTAAACTTATTGATCACAGCTCAGGCTTTATTCTTTAGAATAAATCCTAAGAGTTCTGTAGTAAGTGCTATTCAATTGCCGATTAAAACTATGTTCATACCTCTATCAATGGGAGGAGCTGGAATAGTTAATTATAAAGCAGGTGTAGCTAATGGAGATATACTTATATATCAAGAAGCTGTTAAAAATATTAATATGAATAGATTATTAGTTAGATATGGCAGAATATTTAAAAGTATTAATGATAATGTCTATGAAGAATTAGCAGAGAGTATAGTGGGAAGTGCTGATGTAGTGTTATCTGATATATGGAAGGATAGGTATATTGATTTTAAAAATCTTGATCCTAAATTAAAATTAAAAGATACTATTAAAAGACCTTTTAAAGAATGTTATACTAATTCAATTAGTGATAAATTGTATGGAGAGAGAATTGGATTATCAGCAATTTCTAGATCGTTTATACCAGCAGAGGCTTTATTACATTTGAAACCTGTATCCTTTAATACTAAATCAGATTTAGCTAAAAGCATTATAGTATCTGATGATATTAGATCTATAGGAAGAAAATTGAATATGAAAACGTTAAGAAAAATATCTATGGATATAATTAATGACAAAAAAGAGGATAATGATATTATTGACCTGTCAGTTATAGATAACGTTGCATTTAGATTACTGCAAAGAATTAAATTTGAGAAGATTGGATATGATAAATCTAGAATAAATACTCTATGTCCATATGCAGGGTTAAGTCAAGAATATAGAGTGTTGTCAAAGCTATTTGGTCATTCTGGATTACCTAATAAAATGAAAATAGCAACTAATGTTATTGAAGAAACAATTAACAAATTGGATCCCAAAAAACCTCCGGGATTATCCACCCAATATATTATAGATATATTATATACAAAAAAATTTCAATATGATGATCAGGTGACTGCTCACATGTTGAAGTATGTTGGGTTAAACGAGGCATGTGCTGGAGTACTAGTAGCACAAAGAAAAGATACCGGATCTATCATTGATGACAGATCTAACTTAATGAAAGACTATTCATCAAATGGTTTTAATTTAACTTTAGATCATGATATTGATAGTAATCTAGTAAATTTTCTTCCTGAATTGAAAATTTTTGATAGATCACCCCAAACACAAAGGGTGGTAGCTAACTATTTAATATCTTATATTATTAGTAATGTGTTCAAATTAATTAATAGATCCAAACCAAGTACAGATTCCAAAATACTATATGAACAAGGAAACATATATAAACTTTTATTTGATGAAAAGAATGATGGTAAATTTGTGGATTTAACATCAGAAAATTCCTATATCATTACGAATATCGTTACTCTAAGAAATTAGATTTTACAATAGCCTGTAATACGTTGCATTAAACTAAATATATATTCACACC